TGCAGAGGCTATCCTTGCTATTGTTAAGCCTGCAATGGATGAGCAAATGAATGCTCTACTTGCTATGATTGCTGACCTTAAGAACCAACTTGAGGAGGCTCTATCTGTAGAAGTAGAGGAAGAGGTGATGAGTGAGGGTGTGACTTTGAGTGCACATCAAAGATTTTCTAGTGTAAACAAATTCATAAACAACAAATAAAATGCGTAAACTTAAATTCGATCTACAAGTAGATCCTACAGCTTTATTAGCTGCTAACCCAGAGGCATTCTATTCTAAGGCATATTTGTCTGAGGATACTGCTGATAACTACCGAGCTTTGCCAGGTGTTAAGTACAAAACTAAATTAGCTAGTGTTACTTTTGGTAACATCTTACAAGCATCTTCTTGTGCATTTACTGCACCATCTGATGACCTAGATGCTAAAGAAATTGACGTATGTGCACTTTCTGCAATGGCTCAAATTTGTCAGTTTGACTTAGAGCAATCTTTCTTATCTCTTCAAATGTCAAAAGGTTCAAACGGAGATTTCTCTGTTGCATCTTTCATGTCATTCTATTGGGGTGAGATGGCTAACAAAATTAACGGAGATATCGAGTCAATCCGTTGGCAAGGTGATACAACTTCATTAAACCCTACACTTGCTTTGTGTGATGGTTATGAGAAGTTGTTAGCTGCTGACCCTGCAGTTATCAATGGTGGTTCAGGTTCAATTGCTAACTTTACTGCATTAGAGGCTGCTTTGTCTACTGCATTTGCTGCTTTACCTGCTACTATTGCTACACGTACAGCTGATTTACGTTTGTACATGCCTACTCAATTGGTTAACATCTACCGATTAGGAGTAGCTTCAGGTAACACTCAAGCTTACATCACTCAAGATTTGAACTTAACTTTCTTAGGTGTTAAAATTGTAGTATGTCCAGGTATGTCAAACAACACTTTTGTATGGACTTTGAAAGACAACCTTATCTACGCATTTGATGCTGAGGGAGATAGCTCTGATTTACGTGCTGTTAACTTAGCTGATACTGTAGCTGAGCCTTACATCCGTACACGTGCTAACATGAAAGTAGGTTTCAACTTTGTTAACCCTGCTGAAATTGTTTTCTACTCTTAATAAATAACTCTGAGCCCTCTACCAAGGGGGCTCTTTAATACTTTAACACAATGGCTACATGTCAATCATTAGAGACTATCGTAAAACCATGCGATAACAACATTGGTGGTATCTATGGTGTTTGGATTAATACACAGGATGAGATAGCTTCTATCACTCCTGCTGACCCATCTACAGTAACCGGTGCCAATGCCTGGCAAATTACAGGTATTACATTAGTTGGTGGTGGTGATTTATTCCAACCATTTGAGGTTCGCCGAAACACATCCAACTATACAGAGGATAGCACTATTGACCTAGTTAATGGTAGCTCTTTTGTAACTCAGACAGTTAACTTAGTATTCCACAGAAGAGATGCTGATAAGTCTCGTGCTATTAAAATCCTAGGAACAGGACAGCAATACTTAACAGCTATCATCTTAGATGCTAATGGCTTATATTGGTACTTCCCATACTTGCAGTTATCTGCTACAGGTGAGGGTTCAGGTACAGCTAGAGCTGATGGTTCTAAATATACAGTTACTTTGATAGCTGAGAACCCTTACTTAGCTTACAACATTGATATGAGTGCAGGAGCACTTGCTACAATCGGAGTTCAATAAGCAATTCTACCTCTCTATATTAGAGCCCTGCCACATGGTGGGGCTTTTTTTATGAACATTTGACAAACCTAATTTAATATAGGTGTGATATACTTAGATCAAGGTGTTATTAATCAATTCGTATTAACTCTTTCAGAGGTAACTACAGTTAGTACACCACACTATTTGTTTGTATTCACTAATGAAATGAATACCACTAGCACACCACAGCTCTTTACATCTGCTGATACAAGTGCATGGCCCGAAAGATATAACCTGTTTACTCTAGATGAGCCTACAGATATCTCACTCTTGAAAGGTCAGTACACATACCAGGTATATGAGAGCTCAACTCCATTCGTTCTGCCTCTTTCAATAGCACAGACTACAGGTGTAGTCATTGAAGAGGGTAGGCTTGTGGTCAGTGGTCCTGCAGGTACATCAATATATGACTAACTATGGCTTGGTACGAAAGACTATTTAACATTAAACCAAAAGGCCCCGAAATGGTGGAGGGCTATCAATCATTTAGCACCCCATTCCTACCGGTAGGGAGAGGTAATTTGACACTGCCCTATGTCAATGGTAGATATGTGCAGGAGTCATGGGTGCGTTTTGGTGAGGGTAACCTATACCCTGAAATGCTAAACCAAATGTACTACAGCTCACCTTTACATGGTGCCATAGTTGACTTTAAGACCAATGCTGTAATTGGTGGAGGGTTTAACCTTACAACTGACAAGCTCACACCACAGGAAAAACTAGATATGTTTGCCTTTGAAAAGAAAGCAAACCTCAAGCACACTGTTAAGGCTGTTACTAAGCAACTAATCATACACAATCGTGTGTACTTCAAGCTATATTTTGGTGAAAAAAGAAAGCTAGTTAAGATTGAGAATGTATCCCCTGAGAAAGTAAGGGTATCACCATGCAGAAAGTACTATTATTTATCGGATGATTGGAGTACCAGGATAGATACTGAAAGAATTAAGCCTTATCATATCACCTGTACGGATGAAGTACAGCTATATTGCTATGAGGTTAAGTCAGTAGGTCAAGATTATTACCCACTACCTACCTATACAAGTGCATTAAACTTTGCTTTTTTAAGTGGTGAGCTATCTTACTTCGCAAAAAGCAACATCCAAAATAGTGTGTTCCCATCCTTTGCTATGATGTTCCCTAAAAGACCACAGTCTGAGGAGGAAAAACACATGATCAAGGAAACTATTGACAGGCTTAAAGGTGCAGCCAATGCCGGTAAGGCAGTTGCATTCTTTGCTAACTCAGCTGAGCAGTTACCTAAGATTGAAAGCCTACCAACTAATGCCAATGACAAGCTATTCCATGAGGCATCTGCACTGAACACTGAGCAGATTTGTTTTAGCCATACCATTGACCCTATTCTAATGGGTATCCGTACCACAGGTAGCTTGGGTAATGGTAGTGATATCAAGCAAGCCTATGTGATATTTGAGAAAAATGTAGTAATGGAGCTACGTCAACAAGTAGTTACTATCTTTCAGGAGATACTTACCATAGCTCGCATCCCTGCTGAGTTCACAATCAATAACTTTCAAATCATTAATGAGACCATCGTGGAACTTGAGGGTGATAGCTCTAAGACTAATGATGCATTGAACACATTAAGTCCATTAGTAGCTACCAAAGTACTTGAGACCATGACCATCAATGAGATTAGAGCACTTGCTTCATTGCCTCCTGTAGATGGTGGAGATGTTACACAAGCAGCTGCAACTGCAGCAGCACAAACACCTGCAATCTGATGTTATATTTTATCACTGAAACCTACCTTAAGACTAACACTCCGATAACAGCAAACGTTGATGTAACGGATGTGACCCCATACATAGCAACTCAGAGTGCATTGAGAATTCAGCCTATCTTAGGCACCACGTTCTACAATCACTTGCTTACTGCATACAACAATCAGACACTTACACCGGATGAGATTGACCTAGTTGAGTTCATTCAGCCGGTCATTGCATGGAGAAGTGCAGAGGATGCTGTATTTGGGTTGACTTATCAGTTAAAAAATAAAGGACTTCAAACACAAAACGGTGATTATTCTGCAAGCGTATCTAGGAATGAAGTAGCTTTTGGGATGGAACACTATGCACAAAAAGCTAGTTTTTTTGAGCAACGTCTTATCAGATGGCTACTTGCTAACCGAAACCTATTCCCTATATTCATATCCACAACCAACATGGATACTGACCTTAGACCAATGTTCAACCATTGCTCATGTATCACACCGTATCAGTTGACTTGCACAGGTATGTGTGGTAACTTCCTTGAGAATGGATACAATAACAGCATCCTAATCTTGTAATGAAGTCGCAGCTCACCATACTACTAGCTACAATAAAAGCCAATTGGATAAAACTATTGGCAACCATTAGTGCATTCTTAATGCCTATCTCAGGGTTATTGTTTTTAGTAGGCTTTGTGATCTTACTTGATACTATCACAGGGGTATGGAAGAGCATTAAACGCAAGGTGCCAATCACAAGCAGGGGGTTATCTGCAATCATTAGCAAGATGTTACTCTATGAGGTAACCGTTATCATGTTCTACATGATTGACCAATTCATTCTTAACCATATCATCCTGCAGTTTTTCTCAGTAGAGTTACTACTTACCAAAGTACTTGCACTCATCCTGGTATCCATTGAGGTAATGAGTATCAATGAAAACTACAAAGCAGTGAAAGGGCTTGACCTATGGCAGTCAATGAAAAACTTATTTGCTAGAGCTAAGGATATTAAAAAAGAGGTGGATGAAATTAGACACAAGCAAGATATTACAGGAACGCCTATCTAATGCTCAGTACTTCCATGAGGAGTCTGACAAAAAACAAATATATTTACACCATACTGCAGGCAATGGTAATGCTGTAGCTGTATCACGTTGGTGGAACAGCAACGCAGATAGGATTGCTACTGCATTTGTAATAGGTGAAAGAGGTACAATAGTACAGTGCTTCAGCTCTAAGCATTGGGCTTATCACCTGGGCATAGATAGTCAGGACTTCTCAGCTCATGGACTCAAGTACCAAAACTTAAACAAGCTAAGTGTAGGTATTGAGGTATGCAATTGGGGCCCATTGAAATTAAAAGATGGAAAGTACTACAATTATGTTAAGGGAGTGGTGGACCCATCAATGGTAACTACATTGGATGCACCATACAAGGGTAATAAGTATTGGTACAAATATACGGATGAACAGATTGAAAGCACTCGGCAGTTGGTGGAGTACCTGTGTGATACATACGACATTCCTAAGACTTACCGGTCAGAGATATTTGCCATTGATAAAGAGGCATTCAAAGGTACTGCAGGGATCTACACGCACAACAGTGTGAGAAAAGATAAGGCAGATATTTACCCATGCCCCCGAATGATTAAGATGTTACAAAGCCTATGAGATATTTAATACCTATACTCATCCTGCTATCATGCTCAGCTCCTAAGCGTGCACAATGGCACTATAAGAAAGCCTTAAAGAACGGACTTAAGGTAGTACAGGATAGTGACACCATCCGTATCACTACAGTTGACAGCATCCCAGTGATACAAAATGATACTATTGTATGGGAAAAGTTCTACACCACTAAGGATACTATTGTGTTTTTTAAGAATATCATAATTCCTAAGACTAGATTTCAGACTAGGATAGAGTATAGATATAAAACAAGGGTTGAAAGGATACGAGGTAAGACTATCTATAAAACTGCTCAAGCTAAAGAGGTAGTAAAGTACAAAATACTATGGTGGCCTGTGATTGTTTCGTTTATTCTAGGGATACTCCTAAGATTTCTAATACAAAAGGGGCTCCTAGATAGGATTGCTCTGCTATTTAAGCTATGAGAAAAAGACTTTTTTACGACATTGAGACCTCTTTCAATGTCGGGGTGTTCTGGAGGACAGGATACAACCTAAGTATCCAACCTCAGGATATCATTCATGAACGTGCGATCATCTGCATCTGCTACAAATGGGAGGGTGAGGATGAAATTCACAGCCTAACATGGTCCAAAAGTCAGAGTGATAAACAAATGATTGAGAAATTTGTCAAAGTTCTAGCTCAAGCTGATGAAATTGTAGCTCACAATGGGGATAGATTTGACCTCAAATGGATACGCACAAGAGCTTTATTTCATGGCATTCAGTTTATGCCATCACCTAAGACCATAGACACGCTTAAATGGGCTAAAAAGTACTTTAATTTTAATAGCAACAAGCTTGATTACATAGCTAAGCTACTCAAGGT